ATGTTCAGTGCCTCGTTCACCTTCACGAAATCGGCGTCAGGGTCGATCGCTGGGACAGAGCGATGTCCTTGCATCGTCTTGTACTCGTTCCCGAATTCGTAACACGTGACAGCGCCTTGCTGGTGGATGACCGCGGTGGTGTTAACCACCTCGAACCCACTTGAGACAATGCGATATACACAGTAGTCACTACTCTCGAGATCAAAATACGCGTCTAGAACCAGGTTCTCAGTAGCATAACCACCGGTGGCAACGTGCGGCATGTGACCTGGTGTAAAGGTCATACTCGCAGCGCTCGCGCCACCTGATGGGACGGAATTCATCACCAAACCGTCAATGCGTGCTGTGGCCCGTCCGGTTGTACCGAAGTACCCCGCACCAGTCACGCCGGGGCGCCCGAAGGCGTCGCTTGTCCCGGCGTAATTGTGGCCTCCTGTTCCCAGGCTTAAGATTACACTCTGGGGGCGGGCCCAGTCAATCGGCGACAGGACGATGTGGCAGTCCCAATTCGCGCCCGCCGCGAGCCCCGCTGGTGCGGAGATCTCGACGGACTGATTAACTTTGACGATCACGGTAGCGTCCGTAGATACGTCAGGGTAGCCCCTCAAGTTTTCGAGGGTGAAATCGTGAAACGGGTCGAGTGAAGATTTCAACCAGTCGCACGCCTCGGGGGTGATCTGCTTTGTCTCGCAGAGACCGTGCAAGGGGTCGCGACCCCTCACCATTTTCAGCATCTCTGAAGCAGACATCCCGGACGGAGGCATTCCGTCCATAAATTGCGATAAGTACCGTGCCTCTAAAATCGAGGAGTTTAAAGTCTTAAAGACTTGCCCAGCTTAACTGGAGCTAATACGAACGTGATGTTGTCGTATTGAGGGCGCCGACCCTCTCACCTGATCTGACCGATTCGCGTAGCACATGCTAACGGTCACACCGCTAAAAGCGTATAGCGGTGTCAGGAAGTCTGCTACCTCCTCAAGCTCGTAGCTGCTTGGAGGGGGGTTTGTCAACTGGTTTCTTGCCAGCGCGTTTCAACGAAGGCACGTCACCCGTCCCTGGTTTGGGAGGATGCACGAGCTTCTTGGCACTCCGGACACGGTCTCCGGTCTCCTTGCAGGCAGCTTTGAGCTGCACAAGCGAAGGGGCAGACGCCTTTTCAGGTGCTGCCGCCACCTCAGGGGTGGCAGAAGACGATGAGCCGACGTCTTTTACTGCATCAGGGGAGCCCTTCTTTGCAGTGGCGCGAGCGAGCAACTCAAGGTTTGGCTCGTTCTTCGCACCGACTTTCGACATCACCGCCTGCACTGCCTTGACGGCAGATGCGGTAGCGCTGGTCGCGCTTGCTGGAACAGCAAGCAGGTTTTCAACTGGTCCTGCAACGCGTACGGTGTCGGTCGGATCGGTTTGGTGGTCCCAGTCTGAGCCGGGCAGCATCCACACTTCGATCTCGTCCCACGTGCTACAAGACGCCAGGCCAACTCGATACTCCTCGATCTCGTCGGGGGTCAATTCGAGCTGCAAGCCAATGGCATCGTTGAGCAATCCTGCGTCGTCTTCTGAGACGTTGTACGGCCCATTGGCCACACGGTAGAACATGTCACGGTCGTCCCGATACAGGCGCGCGAGTTCTGGGTTCGCGGCCATAAAGTCCTCATCAGTAATGTCGTCCGTAAGGTCCGGATTGATGAAGCGTGCAAGGGTGACTCCGTACATTTTGGCAACGGCACAAAGAAACTCACCTAGGATGGGAGTTTTGGCGTCGGTCGTCCAGTATCCCTGGAGCTTGAGCAGGTACTTGTCGCGATCCGTATTCTTGCTCACTGAGAGCTTCCGAATCGCTTTCCTGACATCAGCATACGAGGCCTCAGAGGCCAACGGGTCAGGATGCCACCTGCCCAGGAAGAAGCACGGCTCCCCGGGTTTGATGTAGGTGACTTTCAGCGTAGACACGCCGTCCTTTTCCATTCCAATACTCTTCGTGAAGAAATCCGCTGCGAGGGTCCAGTCACTATCTGTGATCCCAGGCAAATGCGGTCCGTTTCCGTCATCCCCAAACTTAGGGCCGATGACCAGGTATGGTATACAGTATGGGTCGTTCTCCACTTTGGAATCGAGGTAGTTTGGGTTCCTCTTCTTGATCCAGTCTAACACCTTGATCGTCCACGGCTTTGATGCCAACGGTGGTGGTCCTCCTCCAGATATCGTCGACTCGCCGTAATTCTGCAACGCTGTTGCAACGGCTGAGGCTGAGATGTCATCGAAGTTGAACTCCTTTCCGTGACGCGCGCGGTAGGTGTGTAGGAGCACGGCCAAAGCCGTAATGCAGTATTCAATGAACGCTGCGGTGAAGGTGTTGAGCTCTGTGGTGATTCCGGACCCGCTGTTGTTCTTCCAGCCGGTCTTCGTGAAAAATTCCCCGATCATAGTCGCCAGGTTCACGTTCGCCATGAGTATCTTCTCCAGTTCTGCCAAATCAGCCTCCGCACAGAAATGTTTGCAGAA